TTCTTAGTTCCCTTCGTTAGTTTTCCTCTCTAAGACGCAAAAAAAAATATGACAATCAAAATTGCAGATTTAGATAAAAATATTAAAGCTAAAATTATAGCTGATCGTGAAAAAGATTATGGAGATTATCAACATAATTTTATTATGTTAGCTGAAATGTTTACTTTAGTGTTAGCAAACAATTTAAAAAAAAGAATTAAACCACACCAAGTAGGTCATATTATGATGGCATTAAAACTTTATAGATCAACAAGAGGATATAAAGCTGATAACTATCACGATATGGGTATATACAATAACATGGCATTTGAACTACACAAAAAAGAGGTTGCCAAAAAGGATAAATAATGTCAGAATACACAAGAATCAAGAATGGAGAATGTAGTTTTACTATAAAGGAAGATTTTGATTCAGTTGAGAAGGCTGCGAACAGTTCCAATGAAGGAACAAATGTAGAAGTAAAAATCGATAATATTAAAATTGATTTTACAACAGTAAAAAAGGAGCAAGATGACGGAAACAAAAAATCGTCTACAAAGGCTGATGGACAAGCAAAGGAAAAAGAGTGAGTTGTACATTGCTTCAGTTCAGAGAACTAATAGGTTAAAAGCAGAAAGCTATAACTTATATTTAGAGTGTGCTAGATGTAGAGAAGAGTTAATGACAGCTTAGTTATTAATTTATTATAAAAAAAACAATGGGAAAGTGAGGGGATTCTATGACTAAAAATACAAATTTTAATGAGATAAAACTTGCAATGAGAGCAGGACAATATTCAAATTTAAATTCAAGAGAAGAAAAAATATACAAGAACGCATTTGTTAATGGTTATAAATTAGCAAAACAACATTTAGAAAAAAACAAATATAGCTTATTAAAAATAGCTGGGTTTTCTTTCTCTTCACCACAAAGATCAACTATAGATAATATTATAGATTATATTTGTAAGAGATATGAAATATCAAAAGTAGAATTGTTAAGTAAAAAGAAAACATTGGATATTGTTAGAGCAAGAAATATTATTCATAATTTGTTATCAGAAAAATACAAAATGAATTTAACAAATATTGGTAGGTATTTTAAACAAGATCACACCACAGTTTTACACTCAATAAGAATGAAGCATCATAAAAAAAGATATTGGTCAGAGGAGCAAACTATATGGCAAGAGTTTCAAGAAATAAAAAAAATATTGTAGGTATTAATTGGTATTTAAAATATAGATTAAAAATAGAAGATCAAGAACATACCATAGATGATCTTAGGTCTTACATTAGGCAACTAGAAAAAAAGAATAAAAAATTAACTCTTAAATCCAGCTAACATAGACTTGTAAGACTTAGCACTTACAGTAGACTTAGCTTTTGTATTTGATGTATTACTAGCTTTTTTCTTATTCATATTATAATACAAACCTTTTTTAGCTTTTGATCCATCTTTTTTTGTGTGGTAACCCGGCATAATTATTCCTTTTCGTAAGTGGCATCTTCTGCCATTAATTGTTTTTCTTTAATATACTTATCAAAACAACTACCATCTTTTCCGTCATGGCAAAAGTGTTTTTTTTCTGCATTTACAATCCAACCACCAGCATCACTTAACATTTCTTTTTGACACACGTTGCACCACCCCGCAGCCATTACTGATTTAGCTTTATTCCAAATTTTATTTACCATTTTTTGCAACTCCAATACCCTGCACTTAGTATACTTTTTTTAGTATCACATTTATGTCTAGCTCTAAATGATTTTCTTCTAGCTGGATCAGATTTACCAATGGTCATGTTGGCATCACCATACCTAATAAGTTTTATAGTATCTCCAGACTTAGCAAGTACAGAAAACTTTTTAGTTTTAGTTCTGTCGTTCTTAGGTTTATTATAACCGGAAAATTTTTCACCTCTATAATCTATACTCATACTGTCTCTCTACTTTCACAATAAAATTTAGTGTACGCACCATATTTATTTACAAACTCTGGACTTAATTCTGATATTATTTCTTCTGAATAACTATAACCATAAACAGTACAGTTGTATATATCTTCAAATTGTATTTCTGGAGTATCAATAACCTTACAATTAGTACCGGGTGTTGTGCTACACATTACCATAAGTAGTACAATTACTTTCATTTTAGTATAAGTTTTACAATAGATTTTTCACCTAAATAAATTTCTGTTTCTGCTTTAGATTTAATACATTGATATTCTACGTTAGCATTATAAACTCTGTTGGCTATTCTTTTACCCTTTAAACAATGTGACATTGATTCTTGTATTCTATGCTCACGAATTTCACCATTAACAATCATCAATAATGCTACAACTACTTCAACCATGACTACCATTACCATTTTGTCTTACTTTATCTTTTATTTTTTCAATATCATTTAATGCTTTTTCTAATTGTTTAGTTACAAATTCTATATTAATTTTGTTGTGCATCATATCTTCTATTCTTTTTTCTAATTTTTCAGTAGTTTTATACAAATCTTCTAACAACATAAACTGCTCAGAATCCACAGTAGTCTGTTCAGATTTTTTTAATAAATCTGAGTTCATTAATTCTCTTGATGTTTCAAGGCTAGTTAATCTTGCTGTAATTTCTGTGTAGGCAAACGTACCTGCAACAATAGCAAAAATTATTCCAATCATATTCTTGATTGGCATACTTACTGGTGTGTCTTGTGATATTTTCATGGTGTAGGTACTGGTAATTCTCCTGTTAAGTCTTTAGGTATTATTAATTTTTTTCTTGATCCTATAAATTTATCTCCCATTATTTTAATCTCTGGGTTTTCTTTTTTGTAATCATCTTTTAATTCATCCCAAAGACTACCTTCAGGAGTTTTATTTTCTGGAATTACTATACCAGAACATTTCATAACAATTAAATGAAAGTTTGGATTGTATTTTAAAGTAGGATTTTTATTAACTTTACCACACATCTTCATTAACTCTAACTGTTGTTTTAATTCTATATTTTCTTGCTGTGTTTTTTTAAATTCTTTTGTACAAGCTGAACCTAAATAATGTCTGTAAGTAAAACTTAATACGTCTCTATCGGTGTCACTATCATAATTAGATGATGGACTATAATGTCTGTAATCATTTTCTTGTTCACTTGTTTCTATACGAACATCAAACGAGCCTGTGTTACAAGCATTATATCCATTGTTTAAATATTCATTTTTAGGATAAGCGGGATCAGCAAAAAAAGTTAGCATTGATAACATTAAAATAAGTATGGCTGTAAATTTGTAATTCATACTGAGACACTCCATACATTACCTATTTAAATCCTTTATATCATAGCTATGTTCTCGTACCTGATCGGCTAAAGTTCTATATAAATTCTCTGCCATCTGCCATGTTGCTTCAGCAGAAGCTAATCTTGTATTTATATCTGTTAAACTTTTTTGTGCAACATTCAAATCTCTTTCAAGATTTACAATATGTTGTTCTGATCTATTAATTGTGTCTGTCAAGCCAACTATATATTTTACACCAGTAAAAGTTCCAAACAATACAGACGCTATAACCGGTATTAATACAAAGTTTTTTTTGAATAGCTCGGCTATATTCATATAGCTCCTATAAAATAATAAATATAACTAATAATGTAGCAATAATTATTGATACTTCTTTGTGATCTGTCCAGTAGTGAACAACATTTGATTTAATTTTATCTAACATATTAAAACCTCTCTATTATTTTTGTTTCTACAGTATCTTACTTACCTTGTCCACGATTTTTTGATTTACCTTTATGAAGTTTTTTAGACTTATTCATAGAAGATAGCTTAGGTCTTCTACCTATAGAGGTTTTTTTTGGTATTCTTTCGTGAGGTTGATCTGCTACGTTGAACTTTACTCTTGCCATTTTTTCCTGTTTGTTGTGATAATAAACTTGTTTTCTTATTATACTGACTAACAGATGCTGTCATTATATTTTTACTCACTTCTTATATCCTAATCCTTTAACTCTATCTCCCCATAGCTTTTGCCATGACCAAGTGTTTAGTTTACTAGAGTAATGGTAAACAAATAATACTATATGTTTCATTTTTTCCTCATTATATCTGCACCTTTTAAACCATAAATAGCACTAACTACACCAATAAATATAGCTTGATACCAGTATGGAAGCTGTTTAAAATACTCAAAAAATAAATTTAGTTTAGTACGAATCTCTGGATCGTCAGAAAACACAGACCAAACCAATAACAACATAGGCATAGATACGAGAATGAGGACAAACTCATCCTTCCAACCATTATCATTACTTTCAATAACTTTCGCTTTGTATTCCAATTCACCATTTGCCATCTTTTCAGAATGAACTGCTTGTGCTGAAGCAATATTCATACGAGTTTCTTGTTTCTTTTTATATATGTGACTACCAGCATTAACTGCTAATTTGATCGCACTAATCCACATTTTTCTTCTCCTCTAATTTTTCTATTTTAGACAAAGCATCATCTAAGTCTTTAGTACAAAATTCTAATTTTTGCAAACATCTTTTATTAGCTGCGTCTTTTGATTTACCAGCATCTTCAAGTTCATTAATTTGACCCTTTAGTATTCTAACTTGATCTTTATATTCGTTAAGAATGTCTATTGAATTATCGTTATTCATATATGATTTTGACCTTTAGTCTTTTTTGTTCTGGAGTTGTGGCTCTATGTATAAGGCTGCCGATTCTTTTTCTTTCATAACCATCATTACCTATGTAATCTCTTTTTCTATAATTTTTAGACTTAACATCATAGCCTTGATACTCTCCAGTTGTAAGGTCTAATGTTACTATATCTACTGGTCCATTACCACCTAAAGGTGTGAATACTATCATGTTTGGATTGTTAGCTAGACGCAACTGTACTCTTAATTCTTGCGTTAAACCAGCTATATTTGTTTTTCTGTTAGCCATCCATGTTAAAGAAACCGACTAAAGCACCTACAACACCACCAATAATAATTAAAAGATTGATAGCACCTTTGCCTTTTGACATATCGCTTCTTAATTCTTTAATTTCTTTCTTCATTTCATCTATTGATTTAACTAATTGTGCCATTCTTTCAGCACAAATCTTTTCATGTGATGTTAATCTAATTCCATTATGATCTTCCAAGTTGGAGTTAAATTTTCTAGCCATAATTATTTTGCAGTTGCCGGGATACCTGTACTGGAAACAAACGGATTCTCAGCGAAAGCCATGTAAATTATATTATATCCACTTTGATTACTCCAAGAGTTAGTTGACCTACATTTAAAACCATTTGATAAAAAATCAAAATTATCTGTACCTGTTCCTTCAGCTGAACTACTATTTGATTGTAAATAATGTTCTATTGGGTTTATACCAACTCTTTTATTATCTACCAGTAACCATTGTGCACCACTATTTCCTGTATTTTTGCAAAGTACAAAAGCTGGTTTAAATCCTGTATAAATAAATGTTCCATCAGCATTTCCATTGCCTTTGTAGGATGAAAATTTGCTGTAACCTTTTTTTTCTTGAAAACAATAAGCAATATAATTAGCATTATTTTCATTAACATTTTTAAGTGGATTGGTATTACTTCCACCAGCAACTAAACCAATTGTACCATTAGTGGCTGTTAGTGCATTAATCCAACCATCACCAGGAGCATTTACTGTAGCACCAGTTGTTTGTAAATAAAGAACATCATTAGCGGCAAATGATTTTGGTTTAACTATCCAATTTCTAGTAGTTGATAAATTTTTAAGTATTACAAAATCTATTTTACCAGACAATCCAGTATATATTGTTCCAGCAGAATTTGAACCACTCCATTTAACAATACTAAATCCAGCAGCAGTTGAGAAACTTCCAGTTGAAGCTATACTACCATTATTTGAACCAGCACTATTATTTAAAGCTGTTCCAGCTTTCCAGTTCCAAGATGCAAAAGTTGCACCATCTTGATTTGGTTCACTTCTAGTTCCAAGAGTAAAACCATCAGAGCCAAAAGACTTTAAGTATTCTGCTTCAGTTTGTTCTGGATCATTAGTATTACTCATAATTTTTTTAGTTGCACCTCTTACAGTATCAAATAGTAAATGATTTTGAACAGTTGATCTTGATTTAAGCCAGACCCAGTTTGGAGCAAAGCTAACACCAGTAATTGCATGAGAACTTCCAGTACCAGTATAAAGAACTGTATTAAAATAATCTGATGGTTTGTCTATATCTGTATAAGCCACTATCCATACTCCGCTAGGTTTTTTGTGTTGAGTGCATATCCACCTTTTGTTGCAAATTCAAAATTTCCATAACCATTACCATCTGTGTTTGATGATGAAACTGCGTAAGGTGGAGAGCCAAAGTTAAATTGTGTTATTGAAGTTACTTCAATACCATTTGTTCCAAATATTATTGATGATGCTCCTGTTAAATTTGTATTAAAACTTATTGTACCTTGTGACGCATCATTTTTATAAAAAGTTACTTCACTATCATCCATATTTATTAAAACACTAATAATATCTCCATCATCATAAGTTGCACCATAACTAGAACTTGAACCACTAACCCATTTATTACCATTAGATTGATACCAAACTCCAGCAGTTGAATTACTATGTGCAGTATCTGAAGTATTTGAAAAATTATCAGGATTTAATCCAATAACTACTTCATTACCAGCAACTTGAGTAACAAGAACTTCTATGTACCATTTTCCTGATGACAATGGTATAGTTGCATATGCAGTTTGCCAACCTACACCTTCTGCTGGACCATTTGCTTTTAAATTTCCTTCTGATAATGCTTGTACTAAAGAACCTGTGTCCATTGGTGCAAGTGGATTTAATGTTGCAAAATTATTTGTGCAAGTATCAGTAGATTGATCTATTGCTGTAAGGTTATATTCATCTAAATCAGTTCCACCAAAAGCATCATTACCTAAATTAGCACTAGCTTTAAAATCTAAATAAAAACCATTTGTACCAGCTGTTAAACCAGATACATCTATTGGCTTCCATATATTCGAGTCCTCATCAAATTCTCCAAAAGAAGTTGGTGTAGCAGCTGTACCATCTAGCAATACAAATTCTGCCATATAGCCATTCCAATAACTGCCAGATGCTTGATTTGCTATATAAGATGCTCTACCAACAGTTTGAAGTACAGTATGATTAACATAAGTATCAGCATTTTGTGCTAGATAAGCTGCTGCTGCAAATGAAGTGATTTGAACTCCATTAACATAAATTTTAACTCTATTAGCAGCTGTTGATTGGGTGCTATCTACTGCTACTACAAAATGATAAAAAGCCGCTGGATCGCTAAAAGTTTGATTAGTTGTTATAATTTGTTGAGTATTACTTATTTCAGTTCGAAATTCAAAAATACCATTTGTAAAATAAAAATGAGTTCTATCTGTTGCTGCGTTACCAGCAGAATATACAGCTTGACCAGCTATATTATTTACTGTTGTTGATGGTTGACCTTTTAACCAAACTGATGCTGTCCAAGTTTTTCTGTTACCAGAACTTGATGGTGTTTTTGATAAATAATCTGAACTTGTTCCATTAAACCTACATGAGTTACTTACTTCAAATCCACCTGCTGCTGAAGCTGAGTTTGCTGGAATAATTAACATTAAATTTCCAATGTTGGAAGTTCAGTTAATGGTCTTGATTGAACACCATCACTATCAGTAGTGTAAGTGTATAAAGTTTCTAATGCTGGAGTGTTTGAAGCATTTGTAATTTGAGTTTCCATAGTAGCTTGTCTTGATCTAACTAAATCTCTATGAGTTGTAATAGCACTTGGAATAGCAGTAGATTTTTCTGCGTTTCTTGTAATGTACCAATCGGTGTTAGCAAGTATTCCAGCAGCTTGTTGTTTAACAGTTTGAATTAAATTATATTTTAATCCTCTAGTTTTAATATCTCCAACTGATTTGTCAGATGGTAAATCTCCATCATCTTCATCATTTTGTGACCATGTAGTATCTGCATGAGCTTTAACAAAAGCAGTTCCATAATAAGCTGTTACAGTATCATTAGCAAAAGCAAAAGATTGATTAGTATTAATATACCATTGCTCATCTTTTTTATTACTGTCATCAAAGACTACTTCATAAATACCAATAGCTTCTTTTTCTTCAACAGACCATTTCATAAATATGTCTTTAGGATATTGTAAATCTCCTAGAGTAAAGCCTTTAGGATTGTTAAAGTATTTTGTTATTGTTCCGTCTGTTACTAATGCGTACATAATATTCCTATGATAATGTTAATGCTAAATTTCTTCCAACCTCTAACCACTTTGCTCCATTATATCTAAAGGTAAATATATCTCCAAGATTAGCTGTTGCTGTTAATGTGGGTGCAGTATCTGCTGCAAATTCATAAACTGCGTTCCATGTTATAGTTCTGCCACCTGTTCCATCTTGAATAAGAAGTAGAGATACAAATTGTCCAGACGCAGGTGTTGTTCCAGAGGGTGCAGCAAAAGTTCTATTTCCACCTAAAACAACTTTTGCAACTGGAGAATTAATTACATTCCATGCAATAGTTGAACCATCAGTTAAAGTATCTTCTATATTTAATACAGCACCAGATACTTTTGTTAAATTGTTAGCATCTGCTGTAAATACTTTTGATGCAGCAGTAGTACCAAGTGTTGCAAGATCAGAAAGATTTATTTCAGCAGTTGTTACTGTTGCACCATCTAATTTATTTAATTCTGTTGCAGTAGAAGTTACTGCTACATTTTCATTTATTTTTGGTGAAGTTAAAGTTTTGTTTGTAAGTGTATCTGCTGAAACTAAAGATACTAAAGTTGAATCAGCACCAGCAGGTAATAACATAGTGTTAGTTATACTTGCAGAGTGAGGTTGTGATTTAACAGTTTGACCATGTGTATTACTTTCACAGTTAAATTGTATTGCACCAGAGTTACTATTACCCCTAACTGTTACATGACCAGTACCTTTAGCTAATAAATCTAAATCAACATTATTTTCTCCAGTTGATGATAATCTTGGAGCATTGCCAGATGCAGCATTGGCTACTGTAAATTCGTTTACTGCTGAACTAGTAGCTGTTAATTTAGCTAATTCATTTCCACCAGTATCTAAAATAGAAGTACCAATTTTAGGAGTAGTTAAAGTTTTGTTTGTTAAAGTTTGTGTACCAGAAACTGTGATAAAACCAGTAGTATCTACAGCAGCATTTTGCCAAGCAGAACCAGTATAAACACGCAGAAGATCAGTTGTAGAATTAAAATAAAGCATACCAGCAGCTAAAGCATTACCATCATTATCTGTACTTGGATCAGATGATTTAGTTCCAAGATAAACATCATCAAAAGCATCAGCAGAGGCAGCGGCAGCGGCAGCAGAGTTTGCAGAAGCAGTAGCAGAATTACCAGAAGCGGTTGCAGAATTTCCAGAAGTTGTTGCAGAATTAGCACTTGTTGTAGCTGAGTTAGCAGAAGCGGTAGCACTATTTCCAGAAGTAGTTGCTGAAGCTGCAGCGGCGGCAGCACTTGTTGCAGCACTTACAGCGTCTACAAGTAAAACCCAAAAAGTTGTATTGGTTAAAGCCGTACCAACTGGTGATGTTTTAATACAAATATAAATATTATTTAGTTGAGCAGTTGTTGTTGCTTTAACAATGTCTCTAACAGCATAAGCTGCTGTAGTTGTTGTAGCACTATTACCTTTAAAAGTTCCTAGTTCTTGAGCAACAGCAAGTTCACCTGTTGAATCAAAAGATAAAACTTTATTAGCTCTTTCAGTTGCACCTACAGTAAACTCTGTAGATGTCATAGTATTTGTTTTAGATAATTTTATTGATCTTTCTACTTCTTCAAAATTTTGTTGAGCAACCATGATTCCACGATCCAAACCCTCTTCATGTGTTTCCGCAGGAAATGGATCATTCGCAATATAATCAATCGCTTGTGTTTTGGGAACATTCCGTCTCAATACAACAGTTTGTCCTGAAATTGGTATTTTACCAGATAAGAAAGTAACACTTCCACCTGTTGCAACACCTGCTCCTGTCATTGAATAGTCTGTTCCTAATTGTTTTGCCGCTGATTCAGCACCTGTAGAGTTTGTTCTAATAAATACTTGAAGATCAGAATTTTCAATGATTTTAAATTGATAAGCAAATACAGATGTACTACCATCCCCTGTGCCAAAACTCTTAATAATTGTTGTTGATACTGTCATGTCTTAAAAACCTTTATTCTTTATTGAGGGTTTTGTAAATAAATAT